CCTGGCCTGGATGCCGAGCAATCCGGGTGCGGTGGCTGCCCTGTCGCTGGCCCAAGACGAACTGCGTGCCAAGAGCCGTGACCTGGTCCGGCGCAACGCCTGGGCCGCCGCAGGTATCGAAGCCTTTGTGGCCAACGCCATCGGTACCGGCATCAAGCCGCAGAGCATGGTGCAAGACCAGGCGACACGCGAAGCCATCCACAGCCTGTGGTGGGACTGGTGCGAGCAGGCCGATGCCGCAGGGCTGACCGACTTCTACGGCCTGCAGGCACTGGCCACCCGCGCCATGCTCGAAGGCGGTGAAGCCCTAGTGCGACTGCGCTATCGCCGCACCGAAGATGGCCTGCCGGTGGCACTCCAGATCCAGGTGCTGGAAGCCGAGCATCTGCCAACCAGCATGAACCGGGATCTGCCCGGCGGAAATGTCATCCGGTCAGGCATCGAGTTCGACCGCCTCGGTCGCCGGGTGGCCTATCACTTGTACCGATCGCACCCCAATGATGGCCTGCTGGCACCCATGTCCAGCAATGCCGGCGGCGGTGGCATGGACACCGTGCGGGTGGATGCCAGTGAAGTCATCCACCTGTTTCGCCCCTTGCGTCCTGGTCAGATCCGGGGCGAGCCGTGGCTGACCCGGGCGCTCATCAAACTGAACGAGCTGGACCAGTACGACGACGCAGAGTTGGTGCGTAAGAAAACCGCCGCCATGTTCGCGGGCTTCATCACCCGCATGGCTCCAGAAGACAACCTGATGGGCGAGTCGGCGGCAGATGCCAACGGTGTGGCACTCGCGGGCATGGAGCCGGGCACGCTTCAGATCCTGGAACCCGGCGAAGACATCAAGTTCTCGGCACCGGCCGATGTCGGCAGTTCTTACGCCGAATTCATGCGCCAGCAGTTCCGCGCGGTGGCCGCTGCCATGGGCATCACCTACGAGATGCTCACCGGGGACCTGACGCAGGTGAACTACTCCTCGATCCGGGCCGGGTTGCTGGAGTTCCGTCGTCGGTGCGAAGCCCTTCAGCACGGCGTGATCGTGCACCAGCTGTGCCGGCCGATCTGGCGCGCCTGGATGGATCAGGCAGTGCTCGAAGGCGCGCTGGACTTGCCCGGTTACCGAAAAGACCGCCGCACCTACCAGGCCGCCAAATGGATTCCGCAGGGTTGGAGCTGGGTCGATCCGCAAAAGGAATTCAACGCCATGAAGCTGGCGATTCGTGCAGGTCTCATGAGCCGCTCGGAAGCCATCTCCGGCAACGGCTACGACGCCGAAGACGTGGACCGCGAGATCGCGGCGGACAACGCCCGGGCCGATGCACTGGGTTTGGTCTTTGACTCCGATGCCCGGCATGACCAGGTAGTTGCTGCGCCACCCGCTGAAAACTCTGACACGCAGCCCACGGATCCGCAGTCCAGTGACCCAGAGGCCGCGCCACTCAACAACCAGGACCCGCAACCATGACTTACCTTGCCTCCCGCCTGTTCGGGACGCCCTTGCTGATTCACCGACCCAAGCTGGACGTGATCCTATCGGTGGTCGGCCAGCGAATCGGTATGGCTGAAGTCTCCGCCATGCCTGCCATGGACATGGCCATGTACCAACGGCCACCCGCAGCCACTGCCCCCGAGGGCATTGCCGTGATCCCGATCCACGGCTCCCTGGTCAAGCGCTCACTCGGCATGGAAGCTGCCTCGGGTCTGACCTCCTACAGCGAGATCGCTGCCATGTTGGATGCAGCGCTGGCCGACCCGCAGGTCAGCGGCATCTTGCTTGACATTGACTCCCCGGGTGGCGAAGCCTCAGGCAGTTTCGAGTTGGCCCGGCGTGTGCGCGAGGTGGCTGCGGTCAAGCCCGTCTGGGCGGTGGCCAACGATGCCGCGTATTCGGCGGCCTATGCGATTGCCGCCAGCGCCCAACGCCTGTTCGTGACGGAAACGGGTGGGGTCGGCTCCATCGGCGTGATTGCCCTGCATGTCGACCAATCGGTCAAGGATGCCAAGGACGGCTATCAATTCACGGCCATCACGGCAGGTGCTCACAAGAACGACTACTCGCCACACGAGCCCCTGTCGGATGCCGCCAAGACCGAGCTGCAAGGCGAAGTGGATCGGCTGTATTTCATCTTTACAGAACACGTGGCTGCCATGCGTGGCCTGGATCTTGGCGCGGTGCGAGCCACCGAGGCCGGGTTGTACTTCGGCAGCAATGCGGTGGCCCGGGGGCTCGCCGATGGTGTCCAGACGCTGGACGCCACCTTGAGCGAATTCCACTCGTTTCTCAACGCCAAAAACAACGCCCGTAACCATTCGCCGTCTCAGGTTCGGGGCGTCATCCGTGCTGAGGCGGCACCCTTGAAGAAGGAAATGACCATGAACGAAGAAGAGAAAGTGATCGAGCCCACCGACACCATCAGCACCGACGAAGCCGCCGCACTGGTGGCCCAAGCCCGCCGCGAAGTGACCCAAGCTGCCCAGGCCATCGCCGAGGTTTGCCTGCTGGCCGGTTGCCCCGACCGCGCGGCTGAGTTCATCGCTGCCGGCAAGACCGAGGCCGATGTACGTCGTGTACTCATCGACGCCCGTGCGGCGCGGTCTGAGGCCGATGACATCCGCTCGACCATCACCGTGGATGCCGGTACGCAAAACCTCGATCGTCCGGAGGCCTCGCCCATCGTGGCCGCCGTGAAGAAACTCACTGCCACCGCCTGAGAAAGGAATAGACCATGACCCCCATCACCGAACAAAACAACCTCGGCGACCTTTTGAAGTACGAAGCTCCCAACCGCTATTCGCGTGACGTTGCCACCATCGCCGCTGGCCAGAACCTGCCATTGGGCACCGTACTTGGCCTCAATGCCGGCGATGGCAAGCACTACGCCATCGACCCTGCCGCCAACGACGGCACCGAGTCCGCCATCGGCGTGCTCGCAAACGCGATCGATGCCACCAATGCCGACCGCAGCGATGCCATCTTGATCGCTCGCCACGCCATCGTGGCTAAGACTGCGCTGGTCTGGCCGATCGCGCTCACCGGCGCGCAGCGCACGGCTTACGAACAGCAGCTGGCCGAGCGCGGTGTGCTGGTGCGTGAATCCGCATAAATCCCTTCCGTCCCTCATCCCTCCGAACCCGCCTGGCCATCTGGCTTGCGCGGGTTTCGTCATTCTTGGAGCCCCGAATGAACAACCCGTTTCTGAATCCTGGTTTCTCGATGGCCAGCTTGACTGCTGCCATCAACCTCATCCCCAACCGCTACGGCCGACTGGAAGCCCTGAACCTGTTTCCGGCCAAACCCGTGCGTACCCGCCAGATCATCGTGGAGGAGTACGCCGGCCGCCTGAACCTGCTGCCCACCAAGCCACCGGGCTCGCCCGGCACGGTCGGAGAGCGTGGCAAGCGCAAGCTGCGCTCCTTCGTCATCCCCCACATCCCACACGACGATGTGGTGCTGCCCGAGGAAGTCCAGGGCATCCGCGCTTTCGGCTCGGAAACCGAGATGGAAGCGATCTCCGGTGTGCTGGCCCGGCACCTGGAGACCATGCGCAACAAGCACGCCATCACGCTTGAGCACCTGCGCATGGGTGCCCTGAAAGGCGAAATCCTGGATGCCGATGGCAGCGTCATCAGCAACCTGTTCACCGAATTCCAGATCACGCCACAGTCGGTCAACTTCGATCTGGCCAATGCCAACAGCGAGGTCAAGGGCCACTGCTACGACCTGCTGACCAAGATCGAAGACGCCCTGCAGGGTGAATTCATGACCGGCGTGCATGTGCTGTGCTCGCCGGAATTCTTCCGGGCGCTCACCACCCACAAGGAAGTCAAGACCGCCTACACCAACTGGCAGCAAGGCGCGGTGCTGATCAACGATGTGCGTTCGGGCTTCACCTACGCCGGAGTCACCTTCGAGGAATACCGGGGCCAGGCCGCCTACCTGCAGGCCAATGGGGAGCTTGGCACCCGTCGTTTCATTGCAGCAGGGGAGGCCCATGCCTTTCCGCTGGGCACGGTCGATACCTTTGGCACCTACTTTGCCCCGGCCGACTTCAACGAGACGGTCAACACGCTGGGCCAGTCGCTGTACGCCAAGCAGGCGCCACGCCAGTTTGACCGTGGCACCGATCTGCACACGCAGAGCAACCCGCTGCCCATGTGCCACCGCCCGGGTGTGCTGGTGAAACTCACCTCGGTTTAAGCAGGGCATGCAGCACGCCTTTGAGCGGGCGGTCTTGCGCTTGTTCGCTCGGCTGGCGGTGCCCGGCACCTACCGGCTGGCCGATGGTCGTGAGATTGCCACGCGCTTCATCGCCAAGCAGGCCGATGTCGTCGAGTCCTTCGGCGACACGCGCCTGGCGCTCGCCACCCACCGCTTTGACGTCATGGCTTGCGACGTGGCATCTCCCCGCGAGGGCGAGCGCTTCACTGT